TACAAGTAGGCGATACACTGGTAGTTTCTGGTGGATTCTCCCCAGTTACCCAAGGAAGCTATCAGGTTACCTCTGTAGGGGCTAATTTCCTCGAATTCTTTAGTGCTAACGTCCTACCAGTAGAGGATCCTATTCAAACCCAGTCTATTGCTGCCTACTTTATGTCTAAGCAGATGGTCTACATGGAAAGTGACCAGCTTTGTGGAATTACCTTAAATGGGGTAAGTGGAAACGAAGTTAAACCCTTCGTTATCAACAATAGTACCATTCCGGGCGTCTTTATGAGGACCAGCAACATCTTCTCGATGTCAGTCGTAAACAACAGCACTTCTTCGGCCAACCTATTCGTAGCCTCTGTCGAATAAACCGTGATATAGGGCATATATGACTGATGAAACAAACCAAGCTAAAGTCGCAGCTGCAAGAACAGTTAATAATTCAAAGATGGTGTTCGCTCTCGGTCCTAGTATGGAAGAATCCCTAGAAAAAGCTGGCTATGAAAAGGCCGATCCGGCTTCGCCTTTGATGTATGCACTTCAACAAGCTTCTGGCTCGGCTACTAAAAAAGCTCCTCGTTTGGCGTTTTCGGAAAACCCCTCTCCTTCGGACAACTACCTCGGTCTATTTAAGTCAAAACGTCGCCTGCTCCCCGATGAGGTACTCAAGCAGATTCGCGTTCAGGATCACCTAGTTGCTGCTATCTTAAGAGCTAGAGGTAGCATGCTGAGCCTATTTGGCCAGCTAAAGCCAGACAGATTTAATGTCGGCGTAGAAGTGAAGCTAAAACAAGAATTCATGGACGTTCTAACTCCTGAACAATTTGACAAAGTTACCGCTAGGATGAAGAGATTCGAAAGCTTACTATTGCATTGTGGTCACAATTCTGGGTTAGAACATCAAGATAAGGTAACACTTGCTCAGTTCTTGGATATTCAAACTCAGAACGGACTTACCTTTGGTAGGTTTGCTACGGAAATCATCTATGATCGCTCTGGAGAACCGGACGCCGACGGTAACTATCCATTTCACAGGTTTCGTCCAGTTGACGTAGCTACGATCTATCGTGCGGTTCGCAAGGGCGAGAGTGTAGGTAACAACCTGCGTGAAACTGCAATGCGAATGCTTGAAAGCCTAACAGGTGATAAGCCAAACATTGACATAGGTAAGTTGAAAGAGGACCAGTACGCTTGGTTACAAGTGATCGACGGAACTCCTAGGCAGGCGTTTACGCACCATGAAATGCTTGTATTTAGCTTATTCCCTTGCACAGATATCGAGATGAACGGGTACCCCGTTAGTCCCCTAGATACCGTAGTTAACAGTGTCACAACGCACATTTCTATTGGTGCCTACAAGAAGTTGTACTTCCAAAACGGTAGGGCTAGTAAGGGCATGTTGGTCATCAAGAGCGACGAAGTGGACGCATCAGTTCTTGATGGCATTAAGATGCAATTCAATGCATCTGTCAATAATGTCTCGAACAGTTTTAGAACACCGATCTTCGGCATGGGAAAAGAAGATGCCGTTGATTGGGTTCCGTTCACTGGGGAAGGGCTACATGATAACGATTTCGCCTTTATGTCTGACGCTATTGCTCGGAATATTATGGCTGCTTTTAGCATGTCTCCAGATGAGCTTCCCGGATATTCTCATCTCAGCAAGGGAACTAATAGTCAAACGCTAAGTGAGTCGAACAACGAGTTCAAACTCACGGCTGCTAGAGATACAGGGCTTAGACCTCTGATCTTAAAGTTCCAGACTTTCTTTAACGAAATCCTATTTCCTATCATAGACCCGCTACTCTCTAAGGTTTGCGAAATCAGCCTTAGCGGTATAGACGCTCAATCAAAAGAGCAAGAGTCCACTAGATTACGGCAAGATATGGCTACCCATATGGCCATGGATGACGTTCTTTTAGAGGTTGATAAAGATCCTATTGGCAAGTCTATGGGCGGCCAATTTCCATTTAATGAGCGCATACAGCTAATACTTGACAAATACAAGAATGTAGGCGAAACTATGGGAGAAATGCTCGGAGACAATGGAGCATATGTGGACCCTATGCTGCGTTACAAGAGAGATCCGTTCTGGTTACAGAATATGCAATTAATGGCAGAAACCAGCCCAGCTGTAATACAGGCCTATCTTGCTCCTAGGCCTTTTGCTATGGATTTCCTTAAAATGTTGGTACAAGATTCTTTGGATGAAGAAAATGACTAAAAATGTACAGTTTGTCGTTTAGTGAAAACTTAGGAGTATAACATGTCTGGACAAGTGAATTACAAACAAAAATATATGGAACTTCGTAGCAAGTACATGAACGATCTTGACGTTGCGTTCCGCCTCGGCATGGAACAAGGGGTCCAACAGGCCCAGCAAGATCAAATGGCCCAACAGCAAGCCGATCAGGCCGCTCAAGAGCAGACGTTGATGGCAGCACAAGGTCAGGGCGGTATGCCCGGACAACCAGGACAACCGGGACAACCGGGACAACCGGAACAACCAGGACAAGATCCAATGGCCGGCCAACCGAGTGAACTAGATCAACACATATCTAAGCTCGAAGGCATGCTTGGAAGCTCAAAAGATCCAGAACAAAAAGCTGAAATGCAAAAGAGCCTAGACAGTATTAAGTCTCTAAGAAAGGCTGAACTTCAAGCTATTCAGTTCAATAAATCAGAAGGAGCCATCAAATCCATTTCTAAGGCCCTACATAAGCCAGCGTTTAAGATGGGTGTTCAGGCAAATCACAACCTGACTAGTAGCGCAAAGGCTGCAGTCTCTATGCAACATAAGATCGTGGGCGATATTCTTGCTAAGATGGAAATTGAAGAAAAGAAAGCATCAGCGGATATCAAGGATCTTCTTAAAGATATATCAAAGGGGTAAGCCATGATCGGCCTCCCAGGTAAAACAAAAGACGCGCTTTCGAAGATAATCGGAAATCTTTTCGACAGTATAGCTCTCAACTTCCTAGGCAACATCCCTAAGCTTAGGGGTAAGAAGATATTTACTATTTCTAGTAGGCCGGATTTTAGTTTACCTCACCTATTTGTCCAAGCCATGAGAAATAGGGCTCCAAACGAAATTGAAGCCGACGTTCTTGGCGGCCTACTTGATAGTGCCCATGGCTATATAGAATCTCTTAAGAATAAGACTGCTTCCAATATCACCGAGCGCATCGATGGTCTAGCTAGAGAAGCTAGTCTTAGAGAAGAGACCCTTAAAGAGTCCGATGTTCAAGCGGTTCTGGATGAAGAACTAGGTAAGGCAAAAACCCATATCGCTGCCATAACTGAAGCTGAAAGTACCAAGATGAGGAATATAGGGTCTATGATGGACATAACTAAGGTCTCTGCTGGTCTTGGAGACCTAGACCCTACGGTGTTCTTCATCGTTATTAAAGATAAAAATGCTTGCCAGGAATGTGTCAGACTGCACCTTATGCCCAATGGAGAACCCAGGCTTTGGAAGCTTAGCGAATTAAAACAAGGATATCACAAAAGGGGAGAAGATACCCCCTCTGCTTTCGGGCTCCATCCTCACTGTTTTGTGGAAGAAACGAAACTGCATACTACCTACGGTTTGGTTTCATTGAAGGAGCTTTTTGAAAATCAGCAAGACGTTGAAGTGTTTGTGGACAAAAGAGTAAAGAATAGAAAAGTTGGAAATAATCAATACGGAGAGTCGGTTCCCGGATCTGTTTGGTTCGATCGTCACTCTAATGGAACCAATACCTTTAAGGCTACTAAGGTTTACGACACGGGCACGCAAGAATGTATAAAGATCACTCTTGATAATGGTATGTCTCTATCTGTATCCACCGGACATGAAATGTGGGTAGATGATGATAAAAATGGTACCAAAATTAAAGCAGAAGAAATTAAAATAGGAGACAAGATACCTGTTATCTCCGGTCAATGCGGGTTTGGGAAAGATAGCTTTCCTGAACTAGCAGAACTTATGGGAAATCTAATGGGAGACGGTGCGATAGGAGAAATCACCGCTAAATGGTGTTTCTTTGGAAATGACATTCCATATGGAGAAAAGCTGTACTCTTTGGCTAAATCGTATATGGGGGGACATAACTATCTAGATAAAATGACCATTTTTGGTCCAAATGAAAAATATATCGTAGATAGAACTTCATTTAATAGTACGGCGCTTAAGGGTATTTTTAAAAACGAATTCAATTTAAGCAAAAAACCTAGAAGAGTTCCCGAAAGAATATGGAAAGCTGACAAAAGTACTGTGAGCGCATTTCTAAGGGGCCTATATGCTGCTGATGGGCATTCGGAGAAGGCACCGAGTGTTGCACTTGCTCAAAACGATCTAGAGTTTTTAAAAGAAATTCAATTATTGTTATCCAATTTAGGATTGATTTCATCGATATGCGATCACGGCGAAGAGTGCATTAAGACTATAACCTATGCTGACGGAAGAGAGTTTGAAACCAAAAGAAAGGCTTGTTGGAGATTAAGTCTAAGTGGATGGGATCAATGCGCTATTTTTGCTAAAGAAATTGGAATGGGAGTTCCTAAAAAACAGGAGAAACTTCTTAATTTTTTATCTGAGACCGAAGGTAAAACAAAACATGGCTCTTGGAGAACCTCTAGGGTGGCTTCCGTAGAGAAATTAGGAGAAAGACAAACTTATTGTCTTACGGAGCCCATGACAAATACGGTTACCGCAAATGGAATCGTCACCGGGCAGTGTCGATGTTCACTAGTATACTTAGTTTCGGGATTTGGATTTAAGGGCGGCAAGCTTCACTATATATCCGAAAACTTTGATGCTTATAAATACCAGAAGCTACCACCTAAACGCTAAGTTTTCTTTAAGTTCTTCACTCATTTTATTCTCTATCCAGTCCAAAATGTTTAATTAGGGTTTTAGTCGAATCAGATATCGCTGAGTTAGGATTTCTGGCAATAAGTTCCTCAAATAGCAGTCTAGCTTTAAGTCTCTCTTCCTTTACAACTTTGCCCGTATCTCTGAGCATTCTGCTCACTGGAATAGATTCGGATAGAAGGTCGAGACTGTCCATCTTGGAAAGCTTTTCTTTGTATTCCGTACCTTCTTTAGATTCCTTAAATTTTTTGAAGTCTATGATAGTCATTTTTCTTTTTTAATCCTAGTTAACTCTTGTTTTGCTTTTGCTCTTTCGATCTTAATTCCCACTCTTTTGCCCTTGGTTCCGTGATCGCCAAAACTTAGAGGTCTTTTGCCCCAATAGTCATGTCCGGGCGGCTTTTTACCTTTCTTGGTTCTACTCATATTTATCGCTCTTTTTTTAATTGTCCGATGCCCATAAAGGCTGGAGGTTAGCCCAATGGCAAGCCTTTACAAAGATTACTATTCCGATTTTCGAATCCTAAGCCCCACAGGAAAACGTGGCACCTTATTTGCTCCTGTCAGGTCCTGATATTGGACCGTTAAAAGTTTATTCTTCCATAAAGAATGGTCTTCAAAATACTCTCTTAATTTCGATATGTCTCCAGAGAGTTTAGCTAAAAATTCGGTCCCATTTTCAGTAACACAAATAAAGGCTCCTACATGGCCTACAAGTTTACCTCTGCCTTCGCTTATTCCTATAATTTTAAATTCCGAATCGGAAAATTCCTTCACCTTGATTAGATCACTTGACCGTTTTCCAACATATAGGCCATCGGCATTACGAAGCATGCAGCCTTCGTATCCTTGGTTCTTATATTCGGTATAAAAGTCCGGAACTTCACTTTCATTGGCAACAAATTTGGTTTCTACTCTCTTTAGATACTTAAGCTTAGGGCTGCCAATGGTAAAGGCTTTAAATAAATGATCCGTCCTTTTTTCAAAAGTTTTATCATTTACCATATCATAGATATGGAATTCAACATCTGTACACTGTGGATCTGGCTCTTCCTGTCTTACAAGATGTACGATATGCTCGAAGTTATCTTTAAACGAATGTGCGTATGCCTCTCCGTCGAGCGAAATATCGGCGATGAAATGTTTCTCGATCTCTGCTACAATATGCGGCAGCGAAGTAATAGGTTTCCTTGTTCGGCTCCAAAGTGTACACTTGCCATCTTTTAGAATAGCGATCATTCTCAGGCCGTCGAGCTTAGGTTGCACATAGCATGGATACTTGATCTTCTTGCCTTGTTTCTCAAAAGTATGAGCCAGCATAGGAAGAACTCCCCCTTCGATCAGATCGTCGACTTCACCCTTTTCGGCGGCCTCTTTAGACTCAACATAGCCCTTTTTCTTTTGCTTTTCCCACTTTGCTTGGGCTTCCGCCTTAGCCTGTTCAAAAGCCGTTGTTTCGTTGGCCTTTCCTGTATTTTTACCCTTTTTAATAGTATCTGCTGTAAGCTGAGGACTATCGGTTCCGAGCTGCCCATATTTGGTCAGAATTCCGGGATATCCACCTGTCAGATTGCACTCATCCATAGCCTCAATAGTCCAGAACTGGATAGCTCCTGTGGAGGTCTTCTTGTAAAGTGTTGGAAACCTCATACTATCTCCTACCGTTTCTTTTATTACTCGTCATGATATTAAAAGTATTTTCCTCATTGTCGTCATCTTCTTTTTCCTGATCTGCGTAATCGATACTATCCTTGTTGGCTTTAACTCTCTTAATTACTGCATCCAGATCTTGGCTTAGACATACAACCGCAAGAACAGTTTCCTTGAGTTCGTCAATAGAGAACCCTTCGGTCTTCTTTGCCCATAACCCTAGGCCGCTACGGCCACCGAGCTTCTTGTTGAGATAGAATAGGCGAGTTTCTTCCGATGGAAATCCAACCTCGATAATAGAAGAAAATCGACCTGGGCGACGAATTCGTGCTGGAATCTTATCGATGTGGTTGGTGGTAGCCATAAAGATAACGTTGGATTTCTGAATTTCACCATCCAATAGATTAAGCAGCGAGGTTTCATATTG